GGTCTGGGTCTGGGAGTAATTGATGTTACAAACAAAGAGAAATAAGTATAAGTCTTGGTCTTGGTCTGAGTCTTGGTCTGGGTCTTGGTCTAGGTCTAGGTCTGTGTCTGGGTCTTGGTCTGGGTCTTGGTCTAGGTCTGGGTCTTGGTCTGGGTCTTGGTCTTGGTCTGGGTCTTGGTCTGGGTCTGGGTCTGCGTCTAGGTTTAGGTCTGGGTCTGGGTCTGGGTCTGGGTCTAGGTCTTGGTCTAGGTCTGGGTCTTAAAACACTCCACAACATAAGGTAATATAGGTAAAATGGAAAACCTTCTTAATACTACTGATCGTGAAATTTTCTTCAACGTCTTCGAACAGCCTGTCGTATCTCATGACAGTCGTTTCACGGCTGAAGACAAAAAGATGCTTATTCGTACATCTGATGATGGAGACAAGTATCTAAACGTAGTGAATGATAAGTACCGTGTAGTTGAAAATAGAGAAGTTCTTGTGCCTCTACAGACACAGATGATCAACTACTTTGATCCTCTCGTTCTGGAAGATGTAAAGATCAAGGATACTATTTCTGCCAATGGTAACGTCTGCTATGCAGAATATATCTTTCCCAAGTTGAAGTATGGTATTGAAACATCTACAGGACATAGGACTGAGTTTGGTCTTCGCTTTGTAATGAAGAACACCTTTGATGGTAAAGGCAGTGTAACTATGTGGTCAGGTCTTATTGACTTTTTCTGCACCAACGGCACAGTCACTGGTGAGTACGACATTACTCGTAAGCGTCATAGCCGTAACTTCAATACTGACGGGTTTATCTCTGCTTTCGAGATGTCAATGGAAAAGCATAAGGCAGCAGTGGACCAGTATCAGGTGTATGCCGATACAAAGATCAATTCAACTCTGAAGGTACAGCAGTTGTTTGACAAGCTGACCAACACCAATCGTGCAGAGCAAAAGCGTAGCGGTGGACTTTCAGATAAACTGTTTGCACAGTGGATTGACGAGGTGCAGGAACGTGGCAGCAATGTCTTCTCTGTACAATCTGCCCTTACTCACTATGGCTCACATGACGATGATCGTTTTGCCTTGACAAAGGCTGGCGATGGTGCTACGTTGTATAAACGCAGCGAACAGGTCACTAAGTGGCTTTCTTCTAATGTGTGGAAGAACTTTGTTGAGGACTTGTCTGTAGCTGCGTAACCCTAACAAAAGGAAAGGTTATGACTAGATACAACTACAAGAAACATTCAGAAATTCCTGCTTACATGAGGGACTATCTTCTAAATGTGTCAAATTCAGACAAAATTGAAAATTTTTCTCTGGAAGAAATCAACGGATTTCTGAATGGTCTGGAAGAATGGGAACGGGAAGTACAATTGACTGAACCTGTCAGGCGTATGAACCGTAAGATTCTTAACTAGAGAATAAAGTAGGGTCAGTTAAACGCTGGCCCTACTTCTTCTCAGGAGAATAATAGGCAGTCACCTGTTTTACAATGCGTATTGATCGACACGTAAATACTCTGCTTCGTGTAGCGGAAGCTATTGAGGAACCTGTCAAGTGTTTCCGTTTGGCAGCAGGTATTATCTACAAAAATACTATTGTAGGTATAGGAGTAAATCAGTATAAGACTGATCCTTTTCAGGCTAAGTACGGTAGCAACGACAAGGCGATTTATCTTCATGCAGAGATTGCTGCCATAAAGAACAGCCTACGTCAGATGGACGTTGACGATTTTAGAAAATCCACACTGATAGTTGTACGTGTAAAAAGAAAACACTTGACAGGACCATTCATACCTGCCATATCTAAGCCGTGTAAAGGATGCCAGCGTTGTATCGCAGAGTTTGATATACGTAACGTCATCTACACTGGTGAAGACGGTAACGTCCATTATTTGTAAGGAAAAAGGAAGTTATGAAAGAAAAAACAGAATCTAAGCTAACGATACCATTAGACATTTTCCCTTCCCTTACAGAAAAAGGTATTCATTATTCTGTATGGGTAGGCGATGAAGAATGTGGTACAGGTTTCTGTCCCTATGAAAATCTTGTTGACGATTTTTTTGATATGCACACCGTATATACAAATACTCCTTACCTTTCTTCTTCGTCAGAAGAAGAGGTATTGGAAATTATTGAAAGTATGGAAGAGTGTTTAAAATACTTAAAGGACAGCTTTGAAGTCCTGAAAAATAATAGGCCAACAAAATGAAATGTGAACTGATACAGGCAGTAGGTACTGATCTTACTGTAGTTAATTCTGCTCGCGTGTCCTTTGACAAGGAATCTAAATGGGCGAGGGAAAACAAGGTTATTGGTGTTAATGAACTTAGCTATGAAGATCAGAAACTTATTAAGTATCTTGCAAAGCACAATCATTTTACACCTTTCACGCATTGTACGATTACTCTTCGTGAGGAAGTTCCCATATTTGTCGCAAGACAGCGGTTCAAGCATATGGTAGGATTTAGTTACAATGAGGTAAGCCGTCGATATGTTGACGACGATCCTAAATTTTATTTTCCTGACACGTGGAGAAAACGTGCAGAAAATTTAAAGCAAGGTTCTTGTAAGACTACGGTGCCATCCCATACGTTAGTTAAGAAACTGTACAAAAATTTTATGATTGAGTGTGAGTCAATGTACAAAACAATGCTGTCTCTTAAAGTAGCACCTGAACAAGCACGTATGGTTCTTCCACAGTCAATGTATACAAGCTACTATGTGACAGGATCATTGTCTGCCTTTGCTCGTGCATATAAATTAAGGGTTGACGACCATGCACAGCTTGAGATACAACTACTGGCGAAACAGTGGGGTGAGATTTGTTCCAAACTGTTTCCCGTATCTTGGGTAGCTTTAACAGGAGAAATGTAAGATGGCAATAAAAGGTAAACGATTAGGTGCAACTGAAAAGCCAGCAGGGATCAAGCAACACATGCGTACCAGTATCGGTAGGTCAACTAATAGTTCACCCAAAAACAAAGACAAAAGACGTTCATGGAAAAAGTATCGCGGACAGGGAAACTGATATGTCAGATGACGATAACGTAATCTGGTTCATTGAAAAACTACAGAAGCGTTATGTCGAAGGAAGAATGTCCCACGAAAAGTTTACCCGCTATGAAATGATAGAACTTGATTTTGATCCTAATAGCGAAGAAGATCGTAAACAATACGAACTTATGTTAGATTCCATGATGGAAATTGAAGTTGACTTGGAAGAAGGCATAACTCATGTTCAGTGTGAAGATTGTGGAACTGAACATAAGCTATGGCATATGGACTGGGAACTTCTTGTATGTCCTGAATGTAATCACATAATTCAAAATCCAGAGAAACAAATAGAATGAGAAACCTATGGCATAAAGAAAGAAAGCGTGTCTTTAGAGAACTGTTGCAGCAGTATCTTGACGAAGGGTACAGCTATAAGGAAGCTAAGAAATTTGCGTCAGAAGAAACTGACGAGTTTTGTAGCATGGACGAAGACTTTGTAAACGAGATATTTTCAGCAGAATACGAGGATTAGAAAATGTATAATGTTGTTTACGTTAAACAGAAGACTGGATATATGTACGAAACAGATACATCTGATAGCTATGAAGAAATTGTTGAATGTTTCTACAACCGTATTTCTCTTGCAGAAACATTGAAGTACAAGGTCGAGATGAACCAACATCCCTACACCTTTGCTAATCTTATTGACAACGAACGTCCTGTAGGTTATTTTCTAATCGAGGAAGCGGAAAGCGATGATACATCAAACGACTAGCCGTGAGGTAAGCCGTGGGGAATGCCCTAGTGAAACTTGTGCATCTTCTGACGGCTGTGTCTTGTACAACGACGGTCATAGCTTCTGCTATTCCTGTAACACTTATTTTTCACCAAACGGAGAAAATTCAATGCCTCTTGATGATAGCATACATGCAGTTGCGTATAGCGTGGGAAAGCCTAACAACTATGGCTTTGTGTCTGAAATCAAAGACAGGAAAATTACAAAGGAAACTTGCCAGCGTTACGGTGTGCGTATTGCACAAGACGCAGAAGGCAATGTAATCAAACATCTATATCCTTACTTCGACAAGCATGGTACGCAGGTTGCCAACAAAGTTCGCGTAGTTGAAGATAAATCTTTTGTCGCTGAACCGGCAGGTTCGCTTGGTCGTGCAGTCCTGTTTGGTCAGAACGTCTGCCAGCAGGGAGGTAAGTACGTCACTATCTGTGAAGGTGAAATTGATACACTTTCCATCTCACAGATGATGGGTAACAAATGGCCTGTCGTTTCAATCAAGGACGGAGCAGCATCAGCAGTACGAAACTGTAAAGGAAGCTATGACTTTCTTAACAGCTTTGACAACATTATCATTTCATTCGACATGGACGAACAGGGCAAGAAAGCTGCGCGTCAGGTTGCTGAACTGTTTGAACCTAACAAGTGTAAGATCGTACAGCATGAACTGAAGGATGCTAACGAGTACCTGAAGATTGGTAAGCAGGAAGAGTACATTCGTTGCTGGTGGGCAGCGAAGGTGTACACTCCAGCAGGTATTATTAACCTTGCCGACTATGGTGATGCACTGTACGAAGAGACGCAACAGCAGACATGCCTGTATCCCTTTGCAGGTCTGAACGAAAAGCTGTACGGTATTCGTACTGGTGAACTTGTTACCCTCACTGCTGGCACAGGTACAGGTAAGTCAAGTGTAATGCGAGAACTGATGCACCATGTCCTCAAGAATACTGAAGACAACATTGGTGTTATTTCTCTGGAAGAGAATGTGCGTAACACTATCTTTCACCTCATGTCAGTTGAAGCTAACGCACGGCTGTACATTCGTGAAGTACGTGAAGCTTTTGGTAAGGAAGACCTTACTAACTGGCAAAAGAATACTGTAGGTACAGGAAGGTTCTTTGCCTTTGACCATTTCGGTTCTATGGGTACAGAAGAAATACTGGCACGTGTCAGATACATGGTAAAAGCTTTGGACTGTAAGTGGATTTTCCTTGACCATCTTTCCATTCTTGTGTCAGGATTGGAAGGCATGGACGAACGTAGGAACATTGACATTCTGATGACAAAGCTACGTAGTCTGGTAGAAGAAACAAACTGTTCATTGCTACTTGTCTCTCACCTTCGACGTACAGGTTCTGATTCTGGACATGAAGAAGGAAAGGAAGTAAGCTTGGCACATCTACGTGGATCACAGTCCATTGCACAGTTGAGTGATGCTGTGGTTGCTATGGAACGTGATCAACAGGCTGACGATCCTAACGTAGCAAACACTACTACCATTCGTGTTCTGAAAAATCGTTATGCAGGTGAAACTGGGGTAGCTTGTCACTTGTTCTTTAACAAGGAAACTGGTAGACTGCATGAAGTTACTAACATAGGTGACTCACCGGATAACGACGACGACATTTCTCTTTAGGAGTAAACATGGAAGTTATTCTTGACATTGAAACTGATAGCCTCAACGCTACACAGATACATTGTATTGTTGCCAAGGAAGTTAAAAGTGGAAAGGTTTACGAATGGACTAAGGATGACTGCTATACTTCTTTTCCTAACTTCGCTAAGAACATCGAAACTTTCGTTATGCACAATGGCATTAGCTTCGATGCACCAGTACTTAATCGTCTTGCCGGAACGAACATAAAGCTTTCACAGATTAAGGATACGCTTATCCTGTCGCAGCTTTGCAATCCTATTCGTGATGGTGGACATTCTTTGGAAGCATGGGGTGAACGTCTTAATTTCAATAAGATTGATTTCAGTGACTACTCACAGTTCACTGAAGAGATGCTTACTTACTGCAAGCGTGACGTAGACGTTACACAACGTGTATACATCTCCTTGCAGGAAGAAATCAAAACACTGGGTGTTTCTCAGCAATCAATTGATCTTGAACATAAGGTACGTGCATTAATCAATCAGCAAGAACGTAACGGATTTGCTCTGGACATTCCAAAGTCAATGTGTTTAGTTAACAAGCTGGAGGATATGGCAACGAAGATTGAGAACGATCTTCAAAAAAGGTATCCTCCTATCGTTGAAGAAAGATATTCAGAGAAGACAGGTAAAAAGTTAAAGGACAAAGTAACTATCTTCAATCCTGCAAGCCGACAGCAAATTGCAAGTAGACTGATGGAACAGGGTTGGGTACCCGAGAAGACTACTGAAAAG